CTATCTGTTTCTTGGAATATCCATACCCGAACATGACGTCAGGTCTAAAATCTTTCCTTATATTCTTTTCTAATACTGTTATAATGACACCCATTAAATGCGTTATAAATTTAGGTTGGGCCGATACAGGTTGTCCTGCTTTCAAAGTGCCATTATCATGTTGCAAGTAAGATTCTTCGGCCATCTTGACTTTCTTTTGTGGTTTATTAAACAAAGTGATCTTCGACCTATCTGCATACGTGTTGTTGAACTCTGCAGCGTTTACTTTATCTCCTTTCAATTTAATCCTGCGAACTTGTTCAGCGTATGCATTACTGAGATCATCAGCTTGTATTCTCGTTTTGTTAGGTACTAGCACATTGAAGGACTGTCTTAATTTGTTAGTCATATCGGAATCACTCATTTCATACTTCTTCTTATTGGTTCCAAATCTCTTTATCAGTGTATATAATATATTGTCTGGTGCCATGGTTGTTCTCCTGCCAAAATTTGGGGCCATAAACCTCCAATACCTATTGGTTGTTTCTTCTCCTAAAGCCATAGTCTTGAAGTGCTTAGGTTCCTTTATTCTCACATCATTAGATACTTCTGGGAACTCTCTATGTGTAAAACCTGAATGTGTATCGTTATAATCACTACTACTAGGAAATCTTGTTGCCAAAATCTCGCTAACTCCTGCCACGGTGTCTACTGGATTAGGACAATACTGCAGAGGTTCCATTATCTTTTCATATTGAGCCACTCTTTTATTTACTTCCACATGGTCAGAATCCGGAATAGCTACGAAACTCGCGAAATTTGCATCATAGATTTGTGGCACACTTATTTCTGCTTCTCTGTTGTACTCATCATTGGTAAAACTCTTTATGTCATAAGCTACTTTGTCGACACCGAAGCTCTTCGCCAATCGTGATCGTAATCGTTCCTTCTTGACGGTGTCACGATTACCTCTCTCTGCCGCATACGATCTTGTCTCGCCATAGGCCACCTCGCCCGGCGTTCGTATAAAAAATGGTCCTTATCAGATTCTCGTTTATTCTTATGTACGTAATCTCTGTGCGAACTGTTGAAATACCAGCTCCTTCCCATGTGATCTATTCCAATATCTTTCTCTCCTTTAACTATATGATCATGGCTATGTTTACTCCTAGTTAAAATTTCCATGAAAACTAGATCAGTATAAATAGTCACTTGCTCTGTCGCTCTAGTTAGTGCCATATACAACAGTTTATATTCATCTGCTCTCAGCAAATGCAGACCTTGTCTTTCCAACACCACGTTCATTTTCTTTACCCTGGTACCTTGGGTTCCTGTGAGCGTATGCCAATTGTTATTACCTTTCGCGTTCTTTATATCTTTTAATGCTGTTGTCAGACAATAATAGTGTTCTCCTGCGCTTTCTTTCAAAAATCTGAGATCTACAATCTTAACTTCTCCTTTAGTACTCGATGTGGCGATATTGAACCCTATGTTTTGACACATCTCGGCTATCTTGGGAATTACTGAGAAACTTAACGCTCCATAATCAAATTCTCCCAGAAATTCTTCTGTATTATGTGGGTAGGTGATTTCTGGTTGAACATGATTAATTTGTTGTGGGTCTCCCAACAAATAAATCTTCTTATTATTTTGCGCTGCTCGCCTTATCAACGTCGCTGCAACATATGGATTGAACGCAAAATATTCGTCTATTACTAGGTCTTGGTCTCCTTTATAATTAAGCATAGCTACCATGAATGTTCC